GGTATCCTCCAGGGTAATGTCGATGCCTCCGTCCGTGATGGTGTCAGCCGCCGTCTTTATGTAGGTGGTGACCCCGTCCTTCCAGCAGAAGGCAAGGTAGCACCCCGATATGATCGTAAGGTCGTCCAGGGCCAGGGTGTGGGTGTTACCTGTCGCGGAGACTATGAGCCCCCTTGAGATGGTACTGGAACTGAAGATCGGGAATGTCATCGCAGAGTTGAAAGACCCCCTCCTTGCCGGAGCCAGTGCGGCGTGGTTGTAGCCGCTGAACGTGATCCCCTCGTTGCAGTTGAGAAAGTCGGAGATCCTGCACCAGTCGCTTGCGGTCGGCGGCGTGTAGCCGAAGGTCTTGGCGGCTGCCTGCGCAGGTGTCGTCGAGGACGTCGGGAGGGTGAGCCCGTAGCTGACGCTCTGGAGCTCGGCCAGGGTCAGGGGTGTCGGATGCCCGGTGGCCTTCGTCAGGCCCTTCAGCGTTTCCCATGCGACTGGCTTGTAGCGCGCCCACTTATTGAGACCGGAATAGCTGCACACGGCATTCAGTTTGCTCGACGCACTCATGCCGAAGAACACGGCGAGGTCATTCACCGTGGCGTTGGCCGATGTTACGATATTGCCTGTTACTGCGCTCATGATGTCTAATGTTCGAGGTTGTACAGTCTCTCGAAGATGGAGATCATCATCTCCTCGAGGGTGGAGTTGTGCCACGTTGTCTGCGTGTAGTCGTCGTCAACGCCGGTAACGAACTCCGGAGGTATGTCCTCCGGCATGTGGTCGCTATTGATCCTGTGGCTTGACCCGCTTGCCGCCAGCGCAGCCCACATCTCGTCGATCACGTTCGCGGACGATCCGGCGCCGTAGGCACTCACGTAGGAGTCGCACACGATCGGGAGGGTCACGTGAAGGCAGTTGTTACTGTCCTTGTAGATGGTCCTCTCCGCCGTGCCTCCGGTGATGTCGAGACCGTTGACGAAGGTCTTGACTCCGGAGATGTTCTGCGCGCTTGTGAGGTCCACGTATGCGCTGAGGTTCAGCGTGCAGACCTTCGGCACCCCGTCATCGAAGTACACAGGAAGGGATGAACTTCCCACGTCCCCGCAGTTGAGCATCGCGGCGTTGTTGGCTACGCCCCCGGTGAAGTACCCCTGCAGGGTGGAGATGGCATTCGCGTTGGTCGTGATCTGCGTCACGTTCCCCGTGGTCGGGATGGCGTATCCGTTAGCAAGGCTGATGGCTATGACGCCTGCCGCTGTCAGCGATGCCGCGCTCAGTCCCGTAGGTACGGTGATGGATGTACAGGCGTTGACGTTGACCGCATTCGACGACATGCTGAGTGCGGTGCCGTTCAGCTTGACGGTCTTCACGTAGGCCGACAGGTCGGGCTTGTTCGTGAGGTCGTTGTACGAACCGGACGTAGCAACCGAAGCGAGGCTTGCCGTGGTGGCGTATCCGCTCATATCCGGCTTGTCCGATAGGTCGTTGTAGCTGCCCGTGGTGGCTACCGTGGCGAGCGACGCCTTGGTAGCGTACAATCCGAGGTTCGGGGTGCCGCTGAGGTCGGAATAGTCCCCGCTGGTGGCTACGGCTGCGAGCGATGCGGTCGTGGCGTAGACGGAGAGGTTAGGCCTGTTGGTGAGGTCGTTGTAACTGCCCGTGGTGGCTACCGTGGCGAGGCTCGCTGTCGTAGCATAGCCTGACAGGTCGGGCTTGTTCGTGAGGTCGTTGTACGAACCGGACGTGGCTACTGCCGCAAGACTGGCCGTCGTGGCGTATCCAGACAGATCGGGTTTGTTCGTGAGGTCGTTGTAGTTGCCGCTGAAGAAGGTGTTGTTGTCGAACACCATCTCCGGATAGACGTGCAGCTTGTTGTTCGATACATAGAAGGTGCTGTTGACGCTGCTCCCTCCCGATATCTTGAGGCCCCCGTTCACCACCGCAAGGCTGCTGATGGAGAGATACGTCCCATAGATGTACCTCCACTTGTACGATGACGATCCGAGGTCGTAAGCTGCGTTGGTGTTCGGCGAGAGCGAGCCCTCGATGACATCTGAACCATCCAGGGGGATGAAGTCCCCGCCTGTGCCTCCGGTGGCGGATATGACGTTGTTCGTTATCGTGATGCCGGTCCCGGCGGTGAGGGTGCCCTGCTTCCCGGCAAGGGCAGTGTAGATCCCGTGCGAGGTGACGGGGTTCCCGCTCCCGGACGTCGGTGCGGTGTCGAACGTCAGGGCGTCCTGCTTCGCCGCCAGCTGGGACGTGGTGGCATAGCCGGACAGGTTGAGATGCCCGGGATCTATCTTGTAGTCCGCGTAGTCGTCCGTATTGGTCGTGAGGGATTCCCATACCGCGTCCAGGTCGACGGTTCCTCCGCCCCCTCCTCCGGACGCCGCGCCGTATGCGCTGATATATGAGTCGGAGATGAACGGGAGCTTGCAGTGCAGGGCCCCGTTGCTGTCGTAGTAGAGTGTACGGTTCGCATTCCCGCCGGTGATATTAAGCCCGTCGGAGAACGTCTTCGCGGCTGTGATGGTCTGTTCCGTGGTCCTCGTGACATAGTCGCCCCCAACACCGGATGACGTCTCCTGGGAGGAGGAAGAGGTGGCGTATCCGCCAGCATCCCTCAGCCGCTTCGACCTCGGGACCGCCGTGATGTATGATATCCCTGCTGTATATGTCTTGCTCATTGCCTATGCGCTGGTATATTCATCTGGTGAAAACTCCGCTGTCCTTATCTGGCTCTCGCATTCCCTGCATGACTGCACCTCCCCGAGAAGCATCAGCTTTGCCCCCGACAGGGCAGGGTCGGTGAGGTAGCGCAGCCCGCCGGGCAGTATCGTGCATGTCCCGGAGAGGGTGGTCTTCCGCTCCGCAAACTGCGAATAGAGTGTCCCGATCAGCAGCTGCTCGGGGTGGTCCGTCCGTCCCGCCCTGGTCATCTCCGACACGACAGTCTCTGAGGCGTTGTAATAGAGCCCCCTGGCGGACGGCATCGGCTTGGATACCGTTCCGCATACCGTGTCTATCTCTATGCCGTCCAGCGCGTCCGCATTCAGGACGCCCGTGTATTGCACGTCCTCGGTATCAAGAGGCGAGTGGGTCGCGTCATTGGTAACGAGCTCGACGACCGGGGCCTGGTACAGGCACCACCGTATCTTGTTCACGAAGGCGGTGCGCGCGGCCTCCGTCACGCTTGTCCACGGCACGAACCATGAGGAGATGTACACGTCCGCGAGCACCTTGACCTCCAGCCAGCCTCCGGCAGGAGGGTAGGGGATGTACTGCCCCGGATCTATCTTCTGGAAGGAAGGCATCACGGCGGTGAAGCCGGAACCTACGGTCTGACGGTTTGTCTTCCATCCCGTGCATCCGCTCGCGGAGATGTCGGTAGGGTCGTAGTACTGGAACATGCAGTCCCCGAAGGACGCCGATCCGGACTCCCATTCGCCGAGGGTGGCGTTCAGCGACGCGACAGATCCCGAAGGGGTGACCGAGCTGTTCTCGTAGTGGTACAGTGCCGTGCCGGATTCGTTATAGAGGTTGACCATCACCGGGATCATCGGCCACACCCCGGCCATATCGTCGTAGTTGCCCTTCTCGTTGCCGGAGCCCTCCTCCTCGAACGGGTTGTACCTCGGGTCGAGGAGCATCGGGAGCTGGATGCGGATGAGCTGCCTTTCACTGTCGGCGGACGACAGGCCCGGGAGGTAGAACCGCTCGGTCCTGAAGAGCTCCGCGTGCGAAGCCAAGGCGCCCGAAGGCTTGCGGACCGCATTGCCGGATGCGAGTGAATCATGGCCTACATAGATCCAGTTGCGGATACCGTTGCTCTCCTCCCCGCCGAGGATCGGCAGGATCTTGAAGTACTTCCCGGCGGAATAGGGCAGGTCGCCCGACGCGTCGAAGAAGATGGTGAAGGATATGTTGTCCAGGTCGTAGACCTCCTCATAGTTCGGGAAGAAGCTGTAGTACTCCACCGGCTGAAGCGTCTCCGTGCCGAGCCATACCATGCTCGGGGAATAGACGCCCTCATAGTCCAGCTCCTTCGACAGGCGGCTCTCCCCGTAGGGGGAGAAGGTGACCTTGACGTTGTTCGCGACCTTATCCGTCCCGAGGACCTGGTCCGTGGACGCCCATTCAATCTCCGACGTCTGGCCGGAAGAGTAGAGGCCGTTGATGTCATAGACCCATATTTTCCCGGCCTTCTGGACCATACGCAGGGCGAGCGGCTGCAGGATGCCCTGCAGCACGTCATAGAGATTGGACGGCTCGCCCTCCTCGTCAGTCCAGTTGCCGCTCTGCACCGCCAGCCTGTCGAGGGTCGCCCTCGTGCTGGATATGTAGGTAGAGATGAGCGACTGGTCGAGCGATGTGTAGCTGATATTGCTCCTCGTCAGCGCATCGGTCACGACCGCCTGCAGCGTCTGCATCCCCGAGAGGTTGTACTTCAGCCTCTTGAGTATGCCGAAATCGCTGAAGGTGAGCGACACGTCGTACCTGGATGCGCGGGAATACGGCTCCTCGTAGAACTCCGGGTCGAGGCATCCGGACCAGTAGATAGATCCCGCCCTGTAGACGTCGAGGCGGATCTGGCCCGGTGTCACCGAATACAGGTCTATGTAGGTACGGTCCCCAGGTGATTCTATCTGAAGGGTCGCCACGCTGCCGCATATCACCCCTTCCTTGGGGACGGTATCCCACTCTATGGAGAGGGGGATGTCCGCGGGGAACACGAGCTCACCCACGGACGGGAAGGCGGAGTTCGCCTGCTGGAAGATGTCGCACCTCCAGGTAACCCCGTCAAGCGACAGGAACTCGCCGCTGTATCTCTTGTAGAATGCCATCAGCTTCTCTTCTTGATGTTACCCTCATTAGACAGGACGCCGTAGAGGTCGCGTCCCTTGATCCGGAAGTCTACCGTCCCGGCTCCCGAGCCCGTATCGCGCAGCATGTTGCGGAGCTTGTCCAGAGGTGCCACCACCTCGGGGTTGTGCGAGGCACCGGCGTACTCTCCGAAGAGTCCGAAGGTAGGGCCGTATGCCAGACCGCCCTGGGCGAATTTCGGTACGGAAGCCATCGCGGCGATGAATGACGCTATGGCAGCGACCGCGAGGGCCGGTCCCACGTATGGGGTGTTTGCCACGGACTTACCGGCGGCGGACGCACCGGCTGCGACGTTGGCCGTAGCTTCAGCCTTGTTCGCTACGACCAGCTTGGCTATCGCCGGGACCGCCTGGGCCACGGCGCTGAGGACGTTGGATATCCAGTCCAGCCATGCGGCTGCGGACTCAGATACGGCTCCCGACATGGAAGAGAACGCTGACGATATCGCGTTGATCTCGGTCGTCGTGTCTTCCAGGGATGCGGTGTATTTCTTCTGCTCGGTCGTCTTCGCCGCGAGATCCGGCAGTGTCTTGTCCTTGCCGCGGTCGCGATTGTAGTCCGCCTGCGTCATGGCCACGGACGTGAGGCCTCCACCGGAGACCTGTACGTTCGGCAGGACGTTGGCCTGCATGCGGCTGCGGAGGAGCACATCGTATTCCGCCTTGAGGGCGCGGACAGCGTCGCTCTCGGCACCGTACTTCTTGATCAGGGCCTCGATGCCCGACTTCATCGTCCTGAGCATCGCATCCTCCCCGTCTATCTCGCTCCCGAATGCGGCAGCCGCGGAGTATGCGCCCGCCATCTCACTGCGGAGATCCGCTATGGCAGTAGCGAGGTCCTTCGCCGCCTTCTTGTTGCTTCCACCCGGATCTACAGGAGAGGTGCCTCCGCCGCCTCCGGCGTTAAGGTTCGCAGGAGCCTCGGGGCCGTAGCTCCCGTACTGGGCCATGATAGCGGCCCACGCCTTATCGAGGCCCTCCTTGTTGGCGTTGTACGCCCTCTGATCGGCGAGGGTGAGGAACGAATCGTTGACGCCCTGCTTGAACTTGCGGTCAAGAGTGTCCATCATGGAGTTGTACCACTCCTCCGCCGCCTCCATGCCGCCATTCTGCATCGCATCCTGCAGGCCCTTGGTGAAGTAGTCCGCGGCGGTGTCTACCCGGGCGTTCTTGAAGAAGGCCCTGTTAGCCATATCCACGAACTTGGTCAGCAGGTCGATGGCACCCTTGATTACACCCTTGGACTCGGACATCTGCAGGATGAGTCCCTGCCATGCGCTCTTGAGCTTGTCCACAGATCCGGTGACGTTATCCGTCATCGTATTATACATCTGGTCGAGCGATCCGTCCACTTTCTTCAGCTCGCTGTTGAGCGACTCAAGGGTGTCGACACCCGACAGGAAGGTATTGAAGGCCGCAACGGACCTCTTGTCCGTCATCGCAAGCGTCTGGTTGAGGTCTACGCCGCGGGAGCGGAGATCCTTCAGGGCCTCGATGATTTCCGGCATCGTCCTGGCCGTGTAGCCGAGACCCTTGGCGAGATTTCCGTTGGCGTTAGCCAGATTGAGGAGGATGGTCCTCAGTGCCGTAGCCGCGCTCGACGCGTCGAATCCGGCGTTGCTCAGGGCACCGAGGAATGCCACCGTCTCGCTTGCGCTGAGTCCGAAGGACTTGGCCACAGGTCCGACGATTGATATGGAGGTCTGCAGCTTGGAGAAGTCCAGTGCGGACTTGCTCGTGGAGGCCGCCATCATGTCCAGGAGCCCCCGGGTGTCCTTCGACTGGAGTCCGAACGAACGCAGCGCCGATCCGGCGAAGTCAGCCGCGCTGCCGAGGTCGGTGCCGACGGCTGCGGCGAACTTGAGGACAGGCTCCTCCATGTCCTGGATCTGTCCGGACGTGAAGCCCAGCCTTGCCAGGGATGTCTGCAGCGACGTCACCTCCGAGGCGGTGAACTTGGTGGACCTTCCGAGCACCTGTGCGGCATCGGAAAGCTCCTTGACCCCGTCCACGGACGTGCCGAGGACTGCCGCCAGCTCGGAATTCGCCTTCTCGAAATCGGCGATAAGCGTCACGGCGGACTTCAGTCCGTTCATCGCGGCACGGACCGTCATGAACCCTGCGGTCATCCCTGCGATCTGGCCGACCACGGACTTCATGGACTTCTGGATCATCCCCATCCTTTTCGGCACCCTGTCCGCGGATACGGCGGCAGAATCGAGGGCCTTCTTCAGACCGTCGCTCTGACTGATCAGATCCTGGAAGGACTTCGCATCGCCATTCAGCTTGAAGGTTACGGATATGGTACTCTTAGCCATCGTTTTCTATCTTCTTGAGAATCTCTTTGAACCTGTTCAGGTGTTCTTCCTTGGAGAGCTTCATGCCCTCCTCCTTGCTTTTCTCCAGCTCCCCGTCCCACGGGAACTTCAGCAGCTGGCGCGGGGTCATCTTCTTACGCAAGGAAGGCTGCACGACTATTGTGGCAAGCAGACGCATACGCTCCCATCTATCGTGCAGCCTTTCCTCTTCAGCCTGCCTGTACCTCTCGCATACCGCCCTGAACTCCACCGGAGACAGGGCCTCAAAGTCGGAGAGGCTCATCCTCATCTCGCCCAGGGCGATACCGAGGACTTCGTCAATCCCTACAGGCTTTTTTTTTGCCCGACCTCCGGACCGGCGCCATCCCCGACCGACTCCGTGATCGCGAGGGACATCGCCTGCATCTCTTCGGCGTCGACGGCATCGCAGAAATCCTCGAGCGAATACCCGAAGTCTCTCTTGTCTGCGTTGCACGCGGACTTGATGCAGCAGTACAGGAGGATGGCGAGGTCGGAGACATCCTCGTCCCTCACCTCGCTGACCTCCCTGCCTGTCTCCCTCTTGAAACGGAGCATCGCCCCCATGGTCATACGGCATGGGTAGGATACGCCGCCGATGGTCACCTCTATGCTACTCCTGGCCATACTATGATTAGGTCGTCTCTGTTATCTTGGTCTCGTCGAGCGTTGTAGGTGCGCCGTCGTTCTCCAGGGTGCCGCTGAACGTGGAGTCATCCTGGGCTGGATCGGACCTCTCGAGCGAAGCGATGATGAACGATCCCTCGAGATAAGGGTCGGTGCTCTCGCGCTCCATGCACTTTGCGGTGACCGGCTGACCGGTACGCCAGGAGCCGAGGGTCTCGCGGAATCCACTCTCCGTCTCCTCGTAGAAGCAGAGCCCCTCGAAGGCGATGGAGATGGACAGACCGGTCACGCCCTTGCCCTTCCACAGGCTGTTGCTGATGGAAGCGGATGCTACAGGCTTGACGCTGCGGTCCTTGGTCTCGGAATTAAACGTAGTAGTGTGGCTGGTGCAATGGCCGATGGCCTTGCTGCCAATGTAAAGGAGCATGTCGCTTCCGTTCACATATCCAGTCTTTGTCGTAGGCATATTCAGATTCTGATTATGAATGTTAACGATTTGATGTAAGCGTCGTCAGACCAACCCTCCTCGGAGTCGATGAGCTGGATGGACCGGGCCACGAGGGTGCCGTTGGCGTCCTCATACGTAGCCTGCACGTTGTCCAGGGCAGTTCTCACGGCTTCCGCCATGGCTACTGTCTGGGCATACGTGTTGGCATAGCAGAGGACCTCCACGGTAACCGCGTCTGCTCCGATGGAACCCTTGGCGGCTGCGTTCTGCAGTGCGGACTGACGGTAGCAGATGTATGGCAGCACCGCATCGGGCTCGCTTACGACCGGGAACACGTCGCTGGACACTGCACCCACCCCCGCGTCATGCGAGAGGATGTCGTTGACCAGCAGTCCTGCCGATAATGAAGTGAGTCTATACTGTGCATCCATATCTCTTTGCCGTTGTCGTTACGTACTTACGGAACTCATCCTGCAGCGAAGCGCTGACGTTATCCTTCTCCCGGTCCCGGGTGATGGACATGAACCTGTAGGCCTGCATCCTTCCGGTGTTGTGACCCCGGCGGAGCCTCCATGTCCACGTCCTCCGGTGCTTCCCGGAATTGGACTTCGTCCTGCGCTGATCCGTTCCACCCTCAGCCCACATCAGAATGGGCTTGTCATCGCCGTGGCGGTTGTGGTGGTAGCCCCATTTCCTGCCCTTCCGAGCGTAGATGGATACCTGGAATCCAAGCGCCTTCTTGAACACGCGAGCCCTTATATGCTCTTCGGCATCCCCCTCGTCTATGTCGAGAGGCCTGCCCCTCCTTCCTCCGGGAGTCGTAGCGAGGGTGTGGGCCACCTTTGAACGGAATTTCCGCGCTTCCCTCCGCATCGCCCCCTTGAGGGCCTTCCCCCTCTGCTCCTCGCTCAACTGACTGTAGAGATTCCGGAGCTGGGCGTCGTTGTATTTGAAGGACCTACTCATTGACCTTCTCGCATATCAGGCGCTTCAGGCCCCTCGTCCGTGACCGCTCAACGGCGGTCACGATGTAGGGAACCCCGTCATATTCCACACGCCACTTCTCCTCAACGGGATGCGCGCTGTAGACGATGACGTTCAGGCGCACCCCCGGGAAGAGTTCGGAGACCTCCTGGGACGTACCGCCCTGCTTCCACTGCACCTCCGCGTGTACGCGGCGGCACGTGACGTATGTCGTGACCTTGGAGCCGTAGGCATCCTTGTCGACGACAGGATATTGGAGCGTTACGTATTCGGTGAGTCGTCCGGCTATCATCCCTCAGAGAGTTTTCGGTAGGGCTTGATCAGTGCGGCCACCCCGTCCGGCACCTCGTGCATCTGTACGGCGGAGACGCTCTCGCGCTGGTTGTACCAGTGTGCGGCGAGCATCATTGCCGCATGCTGAAGCATCACGGGCAGTTCGCCCGAGTCGCCAATCAGTTCGGACTCGTCGCGGTTGGTGGCGCGCACCACAGCATCCCCGGCGGTTGCCAGGAGGTGCTGCAGCAACGCGTCATCGTCGTCGAAGTCATCCGCGCGGACCTGCTTCTTGAAGAGTGCAAGGCTGAGGCTTGGCATAACGATTAATCAGTTGTCAATTAGCTGTTGGAAACCGGTGACACCTGACCGAGGGCGAATGCCTCAGGACGGAGGGTCTTGGTTCCGTAGTTGACGTTGAGAACGAAGTCGACTGCGTCCTTACGGGACTGGCTGTAAGGGTCGACAACGAAGGAGATCGGACCGAAGAGGCCCATCGGCTGGTACCTCCAGTCACCCAGTCCGATGAACTCGGTGATGATGGTGACCTGGGCGATGTCGTTGCTGGAAACGTCAGCCGCAGCGATGGTCGCGAGGGCGTTGTCCTTGGAATCGCCGCTGACAACGAAGTCAGGGTCGCCTGCAGGGGCAGAGGACTGCTTGGCCCATGTGACGGTGCTGTTGGAAACGGTGGCCTTGTAGTACTCGACTACGCTCTTGCGGATGTAGTTCGACGTGAACACAGGGAGACCGCAGAGCTTGTCGTCCTGGATCATCGGCACGAAGATGCCGCTGGAGTTGATCGGAGTGCCTTCGAGGATGGCCTTCTGGCTCTTGGTCATGACCCAGCAGAGCTTGTCGCCGTCGATGCCGCTCTCGAGCACCTTCGCCTTCATGAGGTTCAGCTGCTGGAAGGTCGGGGTGGATGCGAGGGTGGTAGGGGTGGCTCCGTAGAACGGTCCCACGAGGTTGGTCGCTCCGGTAACCTTCTCGGTTCCGAAGAGGATCTTGTTCAGAAGCATGCTCACTGACAGAGGCATGAGCTTCTTGACGATCTCCTCGATGACGCCTTCGGTCTGGTTGATGGTCTGCCTCGTGACAGGGATGGCGATACCGATCCTTTCAGGGGAAGCGGTGAGCTTGCTCATCGGGATGGTGGTGTCGGTGAGTGCCACGCCCTCTCCGAGGACGGTTGCACTCACTGCCTCATAGACCGGCCATACGTAGTCGCCTGCGAGGCCTATCGGGAGAGGAAGGCCTACCTTGTCGAGGATGAGGCCTTCGGTGAGAGGTCCGAGAATGTCCTGCACCTTCACAGGCACGAGGCCTCCGGTGGTGGCGTCGCTGACCATGACGAGGTCGCGGCAGAGCTTGATCTCGGTCTGACGTCCGGCGGCGATGTTCTCGCGGAGGATGGTGTCAGCGTCGACCTTGGCTTCGGCTGCGCCGTAGTCGTTGGCGGCGGCGTTCATTCTCATCTGAAGGAGCTGATTCTCGCGGACAAGAGCGTTGTACTCGGCGGTTTCCACCTCGCTGCGCTCGCGCTGCTCCTTCTCACATGCATTAGCGATCTCGCTGATGCGGTCGCAGTTCTGCTCATACTTGTTGAGCAGCTCGCGAACATTCAGAGTGTTCTTTTTCATTGATGCAAAAAGGGTTTTGGTGTTATGTTAAACTCATACGAGCAGATGCGCGCATTTCCGCAACTTGCTCCTTGTAGTTGTTCTCAGTAATGGATTCGGCTTCGGCCTCCTTTTCGGAGATCCTCTCGCGCCTGAGGCTGTCGGCCAGCTCGCGGACATCCACCGAGGTGTCCGGATACGCCGGATCGGCGGCGAGGGTGAAGTCGTAGATGCCGGTGATCACCCTGACGGTATAGGTCTCGTAGACCCTCCCGTCACGGATCTCCACTTCGTGGGAGACGCACGACTCGTCATAGTACCTGGTGGAGAACATGAACGAGCATCCGGAGATGTCGCCGCGCCTAACCAGTTCGAGGGCCTTGTCCCCGTCGGCTGTCCTCGGGGCCTCGAAGCTGAACTTCACGCCCCTGTCGTCCACCTCGTAGGAGAGGGTGCCCTCACCCTTGTTCGAGCGTGCCAGGATCAGCTGGCGGTCATGGAACATCGTCATCTTGATGTCGGAGGCATCGAGCAGGTCCCTGGTCACCGCTTCCGCGGCTATGACCTCATGGCATTCGCCATCCTCGTCCGACCAGAACGGGGCAGACGGTACTCCGAACAGTATGGCGTAGCCTTCAATGGTGCGGCTCTCGGCTCCGTCCGGGGATTCGCGCACCTGCAGTCCCGCAGGGAACAGGGTCTCCCTGCGAATGGTTTCCTTATTGTTGTCCATCTTCATTGGTTTCTTCTATCGGTTCCCCCTTCGCCTCCGATACGAGGGTGTCAAGGCTCTTGAGGTTCGCACTCACGAGGACACGGTCCCCGTTCGGCACCTCCGGCTTGTTCTCGTACCTGCGCCACTCATTGACCGTGTAGACACCGGACTGGATGGTCTTGGTCTGGTACTCGGCCTGACTGATCAGGTCGGTGGCGTACAGGCTCTTGCGGTCAAAGGAGAAACGGTACTTGTTATATCGGTGAGGAGCCACCAGCTTACGCTGAAGCTCCAGCTCGACCTTCGTCAGTATAGGGTTGAGCGTCTGAGTCAGGAAGGCCACGTTAGCCATCTCCGCTGACTTGTAGTTGTTCGACGTGTCATCGAAAACGAAGGTCGGCGGTACCCCGAAGAAGCGGCAGATCTCCCTGACACCGAACTTCCTTGAATTAAGGAATTCGAGGTCTACCGAGCTCATGCTGATAGGGGAGAATTGCACCTGTCCCGGGAGGCTGACTATCTTCTTGCCGCGCCCGAACTTGGCGTCCAGGTCGTCGGCGGTCTTCTCGAGCTGATCGTCCGCGTACTCACCGAACCCCCTCGTGGTGTTGTCGTTGCCGACGATCCCGCGGACATTGCCGCCATTGGCGAAACGGTTGAGGGTCTCGTTATCGCCGGTAGCCTGCACGTCGAGTGCAAGGCGCGCGAATGACAGCACGGAGATGCCGTGCTTGCCGTCGATACTGAGGTTCTTCAGGTGGATTATCTCATCCTCCTGGTAGATACCGCTGATGCCGTTGGCAAGGTCGTTGACCGTGTAGAGGCCGTTGATGTCGTCATAGACTACGCAGTCGGAGTTGGTGAGGACGAGGCTGTCCAGATCGCCGAGGTTTATCTTCGACCAGATCGGGATGACGTAGGCGTCACCCTTGAGGAGGACATGCATCAGTGCCTGGAACTTGAAGTCGTAGGCGTTGTAGTCCCGGTTAGGCTGTACCGCGAACGCCTCCGATATGGAGCCCTTCTGTTCCACCCAGATACCCGAAGGCGTCCTCTTGAGATATAGGAGGGGAAGGGATGCGAACGTGCCGCATATCACGTTGACGCAACGGTATACGGTCGCGACCTGCATCGCGGAATATGCGGAGCCTACCGTCAGGAGGCTGGTCTGCCCGAGCCGGGGTGCATAGGTCTCGGTCTTCGGTGCGGACGTGCCGGAAGAAGAGGACTCCACTGCGGAATCCTCCCGGCGGAATAACGAAGCTATCGCCTGCCAGATGTTGGGCATTAGAATCAAGTTTACACCCTAACCCCCGAAAGGCGTATTTGGCAACCCGCTACCTCTCGTAATCGATGAACAGGCGCATGCACATGAGCATCGTGATGACTCCGTCTATCTTCTGGTTGATGCCCCTCTTGACCGGCTTGCAGTTCTCCAGCCGGTCCTCGTCCAGGATGGCGTTCCCGAAGCAGTATGCGTTGATGGGATTGTCGTTGATCGTGATATGCCCAGTCTTAAGTCCGTGCTCGAAGCTCTGTACCGGAGCCGTGAAATAGCCGTAGGTCTGACGGACCGGCACCAGCACCTTCTTGGCACCGGCAGCGGAGAGCATGTTGACCACCTCCTGGGCCTTCCATGGGTCGTACCCTATGGAGAGGATGAGGAGGTACTTGTTCGCCTTCAGGATATAGTCGACTATGGTACGGTAGTCGATGACCGGTCCCGGAGTCAGGATCAGATGCCCCTGTTCCACCCAGATACGGTACATGGCCTCGTTCGGATGCCCGGCGAGGGCACCCTCCGGGAAGAAGTACGAGGTATGGAACTGGAAGTGCTTGGTCTTCGCGGAATATATCCCGAATGTCACGGCGGAGAAATCGTTGGATTCGGAGAGGTCTATGGCGCACATGGACTCCGGCCTCCCGACGGTGGACTCGATGACCATAGGACGCGAGCACTCGGAGGCCAGTTCGGCGCCGATCCACGCGGTCCGCTCGTTGACGGCGAAGATATTCAGCAGCTTCGTCCGGAAGACCATCATGTTCTCCGTGGAGAGTTGAGCCTTGGCCCATTCGCGCTCATAGAAGTCGTGCTGGACGGTCACTCCGATGTGCGGCTGCACCTTGTGCCAGGTGTGCGGATCATCCTCGGAGTCGTCCACGTCCGGCTCGAAGAGCATGGCGAACACGTAGTCGTTCTGCATCTCGCCCCTGAGGACGGACTTCACTCCCGCCAGTTCGTGGGCGAACGGTCCGTCTATGACGTCGGATGCCGTAGTGATGACCACCGTCAGAGGCTCGCGCCTCGCTCCCATGGATGAGGTGAGCACGTTCTTCAGGTCGGCACCGTTCCGCGAGGCGGAATCCCTCGCCTGGGCGAACTCGTCCATGATGACCAGCGACGCATTCAGTCCGTCCCCGGTCTTGGCATTGCCGGACAGGCAGGTGGCCGTGGACGACCGGAGCCCGTCACGGAAAGAGACCTGCTCGCGGTTGATCTTGAGATGCCGTTCGCCGGGATCGAGCCCCCTGAGGATGGCGCGGATCTCGTCGAAGCAGATCTTCGCCTGCCGGTAGGAATTCGCACCTACGTAAGCCTGGGCGTTGGAGTCCCCGAACAGCAGGTCGTTGACCGCCATGGCAGCCACGGACGTGGTCTTGGCGAACTTGCGGGGAACGAAGAGATAGACGTCCCTGTACAGGCGGCGCCCGTCATCCAGGGTCATTCCATAGATATTGGAGAAGAAGAATGTCTGTATCGGCGTGAGGGTGTAGGTGGTCCTTCCATTCACCCCGGAGAACTTGAGGGCCTCGTACAGGGCGATGAACCTGGAAGCCTTCGTGGCGTTCCAGTGGTACCGCCCCAGGTGGTCGAAGAACCGTCTGACCGCGAGGATCTCGTAGAGGTTGTGGTCGTCAGGATGGTCTATGACCCCGGACACATACTCCCAGATCCTGGCATCGGTGTCCCAGACATCAAGGTACTCCGCGCGCCACGCCTCCCGCCCGTCCGCGAGATCCCGGGCAGCATCCGCCTTCAGCTTCCTCAGCAACGCCTTCTCCGCATCAGTCATATCATGCCTCCGCCATCCTTGCCATGAATTCCTTGAGGCCGTCAGCCGCGACCTCCTTCCCCTTCTTCGACTTGATGTTCATGAGTAGGAGGTCGCAGTCCTTCTGTACTATCTTGGCCTGCTCCCGGTACTCGTTGAGCAGCGGGTGCGCCTTCGGTGCCATTGACCCGTTGTCCCGCTCGATGGTCGTGATCAGCGAATCCAGCGAGAGGACGTCGTCCCTGAGCTTGCGCCATACTACGATATCGCTGGCCGCGAGCTCCACCTGGTAGGAAAGGGTGGAATCCCATGCGCCTGCGTCCTTCAGGATGCGCCAGATTCGCGCGCGTACATTTGTCACTTGCCTTTTTAGGGGTATCTCCTTCAGTGGCTCTCTATAATCGTTTTTTTTCATTTTTTATTTCGGGGAATTTGGTTCAAAAATTCAATTCGCGCGTTCGTGAC